TTCTAGACCCTCGAATACCTGCCCTTCAAGAAAATAGTGCTTTGGAATGAGGCGTGTAATCAGGTTTGGATTGTTGTCATCATAAAATGAAGCCGACGTTAGAAGGCGGGTATTGAGCTCCACCACATCATTGAAGCCCGGGAACAATACCGGTGATAGATCTATCCTCTCATTGACCATAGGGGTCGCTACAGAACCTGTCGACCTGAGATCGAACGAGAACCCAGTTTCATTGATGTAGGAATGAAGACCGTTGGCTGATGAATCAATCACGATTCGATTTAGCCGATCACCCTCATTGGCTCCTAGGGTACCTGATGGCTCATTGAACTTGAAGTAGAGGACAACATCATCATTCGGAAAAACGGCCTTTGTTGCGAACTGGGCCTGCTGATTTCCTGTCCTGGTGGAGTGGAAAAACCTGAATTCATCCAGGGCTCCAGACAATGTCTGTTCGGGTGTGATTGTAGCCGAGCTACCCGTATTCCAAGCTGATCCAGACCCGATCAATAGAGGCGATCGCTTAAAATCGATGACACCAAAGCTCTGCTGGGTCTCACTTGTCGAAAAGAGCTCACTATCGATAAAGATACGAAGATCATTACGGCCAGAGCTGCGATCATACATCGCCGTAACATGATTGAACTGGCCACGCTGTAGGGTCGCAGAGGCGTTCAGGTAACTCGATGCCGATGCAACGGTGAACAACACCTGGGGTCGATCGGTGGCCGAGGCTGACAGTAAGGCAAGGGTAAATCCTCCTTGGCTGCCGCTGATCTTCTGGCATATGATCTGGTCTCCGTTCTCCTCCTCGGGAACGAAGAGCTGCATTTCTAGGGTAAATGAATTGGTGCCTGGGTCCAGGACAGGCTCACCAGTTTTATTGCGTGACAGGGTAGGCGCGCCTGTGCCCGCGAAGTCAGTGACCTCGATATGAGTTCCTAGGCCGCCGCTAAAGAAGAGATAGCCCTTATTCTTGGGCCACTCATTAAAGACGTAGCGCTCGAATCCAGTCAGGCGATCGAAGAAGGCCTCGGTCTCTTTTCGGGTACCGTCGAAAGGAAATTCATTGATGATCCGATCGAAGGCAACATTGGTATTGACCTCTGCCGAATTGAAGAAGGTGTGATTCTCAAATCTCGAAAAATCGACATTAAGCTGCTGGGTCGAGCGGAGGCCGACACCAGGTGGATCATACCTGAATGAGCTCGTCGAATCGATATTCGTGTCGATGACGCCCTCCCCTGAGGCGATCTGCGCCTGGCCATTGTCGATCATCTCCCGGCGGTTGGAGGGAACGAACAGCTCAGGCCGGTCGAGTACAACGCTGCTCTTAATTGTTCCTACCATGGGTCTCCTTATGGTTCTACACGGAACTTGACCGCAACGTTCCGGTACACCTGGTCGGTGTCACCGTCCTGGGTGAGAATATCTATCTCATAATGGCGACCTGACTCTAGATCGCCCATGTAGAGATCAAAGTACATGCCGTCACCATCCGTTGATAGGCGCGTCGCATTAGAGCCGGTCTCGAAGGGCACGACGACCCTATCAGAGTAAGCATCACGCACTCGATAATAACTTCTATGGAAGATTGTACTCTCCCTCTTGAAGGGGATCTTGGATGGCCGTGGATTACGATCCTCACGCTCTTGTGCGAAGAGACGCGCCCGGACGATATCACCTGTCGTGTACACGTGCCGCATGTTATTGATCACAACGAAAAAGTCACGCTGTGTGCGATCTGCTCGGCGACGATCCTGCTTACTGATACGGTAGTTACTGCTTGTCAGATATCCGACCGTTCCGTCGAGCGACCCCCAAATCTGCGTGAACTCAATAGAGCTTGACAATGCCAGGCGGTCCGTTAGCTCAGGATCGGTCGATCGAATCGTAAATGATGCAGAATAGACACCGTCTTGCGGAATCGAGTTCAGCTCGTACTGACTCGCTGTAACGACGAGATTGTATATGCCACCTGACGGCGGACTGACGGCGGGCGAATCCGTAAAGAGGCGCATGACCAATGAATCCGAGCCGGTGATTGCAGTACCGGCTGACCCCGAGGTTAGGTTGGTCAGGCCGTCTCGGTCATAGTTGTACAGGAAGACGGTATTTTCGATATCGAAAAATGAATCGACCTGATTGTCCTGTATCGAATCATCATATCGAATAATGAGGCGCGGAACAAGCAGGGGATCACCGCTCTGTCGTGAAGCGAATCTCTTGACAAAACGTGTGCGATCATCGGCCTCTTCTCCGGGAACGAACGCGATTCGCCAACCCACATCAGGAAGAATACCAGCAATCGTAGCTGATACGATCTGCGTCACATCCATTCGCAGATCTTCAGTTCCCAACTCAAACGATTGGGTCACAGAGAGGTCAGTCACGCCGCTGCCTAGATCACCACTCAGAATGATGTCAATGTCGTCCGAGCCCAGTAGGCCACCTGCATTTGCACCGGGTGTATGCCACAATGAAAAGACCCCTTGATCAAGCGACCGGGTCAAAAAATTGCTTGAATCGATGTCATTGTAGGAAACTACATCGAAGCCGCGGCCCTCATTCCACGACTGGGAGAGAGGCGTCAGGACAAGCGAAAAATTATTGGGGGTTGTCTGTCCGGCATACACATCATGTAGATGCAACTCTGCCTGAAATGATGGGTGATCCAGATTGAGACGACTACCAGTCAGCGCACGCAGCGGGTTTAGATCGAACTGGATTAGAGCCCGACTCAATTCTATCAGGTCAGTCGATCCAGACACCTGAAAGCCAGACAGCTTAAAGAGATCGATTGTACCCGCACGGCCGACGTTACCCTCCTCACGACGAGAAGAATTGATGAAACGGTCCTGAATATAGGTGTCTTTTTGCGCAGGTAGTCGACGGTACATCTTAGATCGCTGCTCCCTGAATATCGAAATTGGGGAATCGGAACTCGAATATCGATCCCGGCGGACCTACGATCATGTTTTTCACCGTGTTTGACCTAACATCAAAGGGTTCAACACTATAGGTCCGGTTCTGGAAGACTCCTGAGATGTTTTTAACCGTCACGTCATTGACGGCAATGATTCCCGGGTTGTTGTAAATGATGTTGACGATATCAGATAGGACGATCGGTTGATCGATCTGAAAGTTTCTCACATTCGCGTAATTGCGCAGTCGGCGGTTAACATTCTGGATAACGATCTTTTTGTTGAAGGTTGGATCTACAACAATCTCATAGTCGATTCCCAGGTTAATGACACGTGCATCCAAAATATCGATCGCATCAGAGATGAGACGGAACTCATTAAGGAACCGTGATAGGTTCAACTTCAGTGTGTCAGGCGATGTGATGAGCTGCTGTCTGGAATTTCGAGAGATGATGAAGAGCTGTGAGGCCAGCGGGTTATTCGGATTCGAACGAATGCCCGCCCTGAATACTCGGCCGAAGTTGGAGGGCATGGTATACACCCGGGCCAGGAGATCCTCACGTGTCACGATTCGGCCCTGGGCATTTCGGGCTGAAGGAATCTGCTGACGGAGCTCGTCTAGGTTTGGAGCTGATTCACCACCTGAAGCGGGTTGGGTATTCGTTGCCTCGACGGTAGCACGAATTCGTGCCGATATGTTCGTAGGAGGATTATTGGGAAACCGCATCGTTAGGCCAGTTACATTAACGATGCTGTTAGAGGGAACGTTATGACTCAGGCCGCCACCGTGACGGTAGATGACACTTAGCGTCACATCGGTTGCAGAGACACCCAGGGTCCGGGTCTGGAGAAGCCGATTGGGATCAAGGGTGAAACGTGAAAAGGTCTTCTTGCCAAAGAGAGGCAGGGCAAATTCACTTGGGTCTGGAATGATATCATCATCCAACGTCTGTGCGTTTCCGCCCCCAAGCGTCAATGTCGTCTGTCGTGATGTAATGCCTGTCCGGGTCGTATAGCGATATGGGGCCGGCACAACTTCAAGTGCCTCGTCGACGAGCATTGAATCAGAGTTTGGATTCGGGATCCTACGAAAGACCGTGTCCTGTGTCAGGCCATCGACTTCGAAGTACCGATTACCTAGGGTGTCAGTTACTGACACGATCTCAGTCACATCAGGATTCGCTAGTGTCAGCTCACGGAATGGAATGAATGTTGCTGGAATCCGGAAATTCTCTGTCGTGAGCTGCCCTGATATACAGATTCCAGGCAGTGACATAATGAATGATGAGGGCGCACCGGTCGCATTCAGGGTGCTAACCTGGATCGCAGCTACCAGGTTGCCTTGTTCATCCACAGATGAGAAATCGATGTCCTCTGTCAAGAAAAACTGAATCCCATTATCAGCAGTAATGATAGTATCCTGCTCGATAATGGGCAATGCATCCGGATCCGGAACGACCTCAGTACCCACAAGACGAGCGGGAACCTCGATGAAGAAGAAGACATTGGCCACCGAGGGAGACGCACCCACGATATCAACGCCGGCCTCTCGAAGAGAGCGTTCGATGTTGGCGTTCTCGACTGCAGTCTCAGCAAAGAGCTCACCGAATTGATGATCTAAGTAGAAGGACTGGACATCACCCACGAATGCCGCGAAATCCAATAGGACTCCGCCCAAAGATGATTCAGAGAAATCCTGAATCCTGTCTGAGTAGAAGGACCTAGCATAATCCAGCAGGTCAACTCGTAAGGACGTAAAGTCCTTGTTGAGGAATCGCCTCTGGCGAACCTGCTTTAGAATCTCATTGCGTGAATCGACCATGATTAGATTACGAAAAAGTTGACCCGAATAAGCCTATTACGAACATTGAGAGTGGGCACGCCCCATCGAATCTCGATCTGTACGCGGCCAACATTACTTGTGCCACCACCATCGAATACGGGCCGAGATGAAAAGCTTTCGAGCTGTATGAAGGGCATATATGTCGACGTCGTCCGACGGATCCTCTCAAGCGCCTCAGCCTCAAAATCCTCATTGCGATTGATGATCTCTGTCATCAGCGGCTGTAGATTTGCCCCAAAATTATACAGACCCAACCGCTCGCCAGCGTTGGTGAGGATCATATTGCGAAAATTGTCCTCGATCTGGCTGATGAGACTGGTGTGCATCGAAAAGATGCCTTCACCCTCACGACCGAAGCGAAGAGGTGTACGGATCCCAATAGGCCGGGGCGCGTCGGCCGTCAGGGCCGCAGAGGTCACACGATCGGACCTGGTCCGGCCGACACTCTTGAATATGGGTCGCTCAGGCATTAGGGGTAACTATCAGTTAACTGTCAGCCCGCCCCACCAACGTTCTGATCCGGAGGCACGTCCGGACCACCAAGATTGGGAGGCGCAGTATAGGGTAACTTAGAGATGTCGATCCATCCTTGCAATGATCTAGTATCACCATTCCCGCCACCAAGACCAGCCTCGATGACTGTCATCTTGGCATTACCAGGTTGAACAATACGCTTTCGAAATCCAGCGGCCTGTGTTCCTATTCCGCCAAGGCCGGCATCTGCGGACCGCCAAACGGTCACATCTTTACCAGCGAACCTCTGCTCGATTTCTTCTAAGAAGAGAAAGACGTGCTGCCGAGTATTGACCTGCTTGATATTGGCCGTCTCGCCTGCGGCGACAGCATCACCAGCGCCGCCGCCATTTGTGACCGAAGCAATAAAAAGAATGTCACCCGGCTTGGGTACTCGACCATCTCGAGTCCAGGCTTGAAAAGGTACCCAGGCGTCCAGATTGCGTGCACCATCAACTAGCTTTTTCAAATTTTGAGCGTCTTCGTATTTCAGACCCTCCGATGGCACTTCACGATTGATCATACCTGGATCACGCATACCGAGTCGATAGAGCATAAAGTTTGGCAAAAAACCACACGTTGAAATGAGAAGATCATCTTGCTGGAGCTCCCTCTCTGTCAACTGCGTGATATCAGAA